ATCGAAGGGAGGGAGGTAGACTCGTATGGAGACCTCAAAACAGAAAAATAACAGAATCAATGGTAGGTTCGTAAAGGGTCAATCTGGTAACCCCGGAGGAAGACCTAAAAAAGGTACCAGTATGGTAGAATCCTTTAGAGAGAACCCAAAGAGTCAGAACCTATTAGAGAAACTATTTGAGATAGCTAATACCCTCGGTAAAGATAACCAACATCCAGATGCAATGGCTTGTACTAAGCTGATAGTAGAGAGACTTATCCCCTCATTAAAGAGTAGTGAACTGAAGGTAGATACTACGGAAAAAGGATTTGTATTTCTACCTCCACAAGAGGAGAGTGCTAAGTCGTGAAAGCATTATTCAAACCCCATAAAGGACAACAGACTCTAGCATTGAAAGTAAATGATGTTTATGAGATTCTATATGGAGGAGCAAGAGGAGGAGGTAAAACTACTGCTGGTATCGTATGGCTACTGAAGGAATCTGAGAATCCTAAATTCAGAGGATTGGTTATAAGGAAGAATGCAGAAGACTTAGCTGACTGGCTTGATAGAGCAAGAGAACTATACACCAATGCATCCATTACTGGTAAACCAGCAACCATTACATTCCCTTCTGGAGCAATAGTTAGGACTGGACATCTAAAGGATGATAATGCCTATACTAAATACCAAGGACACGAATATCAGAGAATTGTATTAGAGGAGTTAACACAGATACCAACAGAAGAGAGTTACCTCAAGCTTATATCTAGTTGTAGGTCTACACTGACAGATGTACACCCTCAGATATTCTGTACAGCTAATCCCGGAGGTAAAGGTCATACTTGGGTTAAACAGAGATGGGGAATAGGAAAGAGGGAACCAAATAAAGCCTTTAAAGACCCTATCAGTAAGAGATTTAGAATGTTTATACCAGCAACTATAGATGACAATCCCACTCTTCTTAAATCAGACCCAGACTATATTGGATTTCTGGACTCCCTACCAGAACCATTAAGGTCAGCTTGGTTAGAGGGAAATTGGGATGTCTTTGCTGGTCAGTTCTTTACTGAGTGGAACCCAAGAGTACATATAGTTGACGAAGAGAAAGCTAAGAAACTAGGTTACGGAAAAAGGTATAACCATCGTTATATAGGTATTGATTGGGGATATGCAAATCCATTTGCTAGTATCTGGATAGAGGTAACACAGCATAACAGAGTATTCTGCTATAGAGAATTATATGGGACTGAACAACACCCAACGAAATGGGCTGAAGACATATCTGAGTTATCTGAAGGTGAAGATATACAGATGAGTTTAGGTGACCCTTCAATGTGGACTCGTAACCCATTAAGTTGGAATAAGCCAGAGAATCCTATGTTTAGTAATACATCAATTGCTAATGCACTTATCGGGAACTCTCCTCAACCTCTGGTTCCGAACTTGCAACCAGCTAATAACTCTAGGGTTAATGGTTGGAGAAATCTATCACAATTAATGCACTTTTCAGAAGAGTCAGTCCCTAACTTTTACATTATAAAGGGTACTTGTCATAATCTTATAAGAACGATTCCATTGATGATTAGAGATGATAAGAACCCAGAAGATTTAGACACAAAATCAGATGACCATATTTTGGATGCTTTAAGGTACAGCTTAACTAATATCAATGCTCCAGTTAAACCTAAGAAGGTATTATCTAAACTAGAGAGAGAGATAGAAGATTTAAAGCGACCTACTTCAGATAGTTGGTCATACAAATTCGGAGGGTAATATGGGTGCTAAAGGATTAGTCACAATTTCAAAAGAAGGTTTAGAGCAAGTTAAAAAGTATATTAAAAAGTATAAAAAACTAAGAAGCAAAGGTGAAGATAATGCCTATGATAATGGAGGTTATCCTAACCAAGGAGGTAGTGACTAGATGGGTAAGAAAAAAGTAATCAGAACCAGTCAAGGTGGTTATTATGAGGATAAGTCTGAGAAGCAGATTAAGAAGGAACAACTAGAGAGTGTAAAGAGAGACCCTTATAATGAAAGAAAAGATTTTGAGAAGACTGCTGGAGATACACGGGTTAGACCTTTGCTTGGTTCAGATATTAAGAAGAAGAAAAAGAAGAAACTTAAAAAGTTAGTATCTAAAGTAGTTAAGGCTACAAGAAAGCATCAGAAGAAGAAAAAGCTATCAAGAGTAATGAAGATGCCTTTTAGACCCGTTACTGGAGGAGAAGATTCTCCACAAGTATTGATTGATGCAAAAGGTAAAGTAAAAGACACAACAACTAAGAGACGAATTAAGAGGTCTGCTAAGATAGTATCAAAAGCTAAGAAGAAGAAAGATAAAAGAATTAAGAAACTAAAAAAATACTTAGCAGAAAATGTATAAAAAAAAGACATATAAATTAGTTAAAAAGAAAAAGAAGGCTAAGAAAAAATCTATGAGTAATGTTAGGAATGTTGTAATGCCTCCAAACCCTCATACAAGTGGTCAAGGCAGTCAAGGAGGTGGTGGTGGTTAAAAAGAGAAAAGAATACGAAGAAACATCTTTAGATGGTTATGCTCCTAATGTGGAAGATTTGCTTGTAATTAAGAAGCTTGAAAAGAAATTCCTTGAGAGTAAAAAAGCAAAACAGCATAAGATTTCTAGATGGAGACGAAACGAAGAATTATATAATGGAGATTTTTTAAAGCCGTTCAACCTCCCGAAATACAAGTCACGAATAGTGGCTAATACCATACACTCAACCATTGAGACCATTTACTCTATTGTAACTGACAGACCTCCTAAAGTAGATGTAATGCCTAAGAGAGAGGACCAAGTAGATATAGCTAGAGTTTCTCAAGAGGCAATAGAAGACATTTTCGAGAAAGCAAAAGTCCATCGAGCAGTAGCATTAATGAAGAGGGATGGTCTCTTGTATGGTAATGGGTTTTTAAAGATGGCTTATAATATTGAAAATCAGATAATTGACTATATAGTACCAGACCCTTATACAGTATTTTTTGACCCACTTGCAACATCAATGGAAGATGCTAAGTGTGTTATATTTGCAACTCCCACATATCTTACTGAAATAAAAGAGAAATACGAAAACGGGAAATATGTTAAGGATGAGGGTAGATTAAATGAGTATCAATCATTTGTAAAGCACGAAGATAAATTTAGAGAAAGTAATGATACTTTTAATGTTAAAGAGCAATCCCCAACTGAAGGTAATAAAAAAGATACTGATTATGGTGGGGGTCAAGCATTATTGAAAGAGGCTTGGTACTGGGAAAAAAATAAACTATATCTTGCATCTTGGTGTGGTAAGGTACTCTTGCAAAGAACAGAGGCTCCTTATGAGGAAATTCCTTTAGTAACTTTTAAGAACTATCAAACAGCACATACTATTTGGGGAAAGGGTGAACCAGAACCTATTGAAAGTCTATGTGTTGGAACAGCTATATTGCTTTCGCAAGGGATAGATAATATTATATATCACGGAAATCCAGCTATAGTAATGAGCAAATCTTTAGCTAAAGTTTCTGGGAATAGACCTACTGATAAACCCGGACAAATATTCTACACAAATGGACCACACGAAAGTATTAATAGATTACCGGCTGGAAATATATCAGCCACTACATTACCTATGGCTAATACTTTAATGCAAATGACAGATGTAGTAAGTGGAGTTCACGACATAACTCAAGGTAGAAATCCATCTGGAGTTACAGCGAGTAGGGCTATAGCACAACTACAAGAAGCCTCTCAGCAAATTATTCGTACCAAAGAAAGAGAGATTGGAACAGATGCTGTAGTTAACCTCTATAAGCACACATTATCAATGTTAAGATATAATTATGAGCAGTCAATTGATATTCGTTCAACATCAGATTCTGGTGGATATGACTTTAAAAAAGTTGACCCTACAGAGTTAGATATAGATTTAGATTTTAAATATGTACCGGGTTCAAGCCTACCCGAATCACGAGCAAGTAGAATGGACCAAGCATTAGACTTAATTCAAATAGGATTATTAGACCCAGAGAAATTCTGGAGATGGACTCAGAAAGATATATCAAAAGATATTCTTGAGGAAATCTTACAAGCTAAAAAAATGCAACAAGAGTCAATGGCTCGTGATAATGAAATTTTACAATCTTCTGATGACCCAGAGGAAATACTGAATGCTAAGTTAAGAATGAGAGAACAGATGGGAATGGGACAACCGAATATTGAAGAACCAAAAAAATAAACCAACTACATTAATGCAATGGTGTCGGTTAAATAAGTACAGAGGTATTACTGAGGAATGTATAGAATCTGCATTCCAATCAGATGATAGTAAGATTGTAGAGATGGCTAAAAAATATAAAATAAATAAAATAGTTAGGAGAAAAGATGGCTAAAGTTAAAAAAGAAGATAAAAAGAGTTTATTAAAAGGTATTGCAAAGCAAGGTGGAGGTGATGCACCCGGACACGGTGGTCAGTATGTTGAGTTAGGTGGATTTAAGCGAGATTTTTTCAAGGGTGGAGAATATCAGATACCTCCAGCAAGAAAAGGTAGTCCTCCAGTAATGCTTAATACTATGGTTAAAGACCTAAGAGCAAAAGGGTTTGCAACTCCCGGAAGCCACGCAAAGAACCTTGCTCCTTTAGGGTATAAAGGGTTTAGATATTTTAATACTAAAACCGGCAAAACACAAAATTATGACATTTCATCAAATGTTTTTAGAGGCAAAACACAAACTGATGCAAATGCTCAGTCTCTATAGAGATTTATTAAATAAAGACCAACCCATAAAAGGAGAGTCTAATGACTACTAGAAAAAGTAGGAAAGATAGTTACAACAATATTGAGGTGACTGACGAGGAATTGCAGTCCCTTCAAGATGAGACTACAGAGTCAAGTGAGGTTCAAGAGCCTCAAGAACAATCGTCTGAAGAAACTTCGTATGAAGCAATTCTGAGAGATGATGATGAGAGTTTAGAGGATGATGAGATAGATGCTATTGAGATTGATGGAGAACAATATACTCTTGATGATATTCAAGGGTTTATGGATGATTCAAAAAATAAATCTGAATGGAATAAAACTAATACTCAAAAGGCTCAAGAACTCGCAAAGTATAACAAGCTGGTAAAGAAACTCGAAGATACTGAGTTTAGAGAACATATTAAGGATTTCTTTTTTGACAATAAGGAAGAGTATGACAAACTTGACCTTGATGGTTTAAAAGCACTGGAGGTTGAAGCCTCTAAAGAATCCCCCCAGCCAGAGCAAAAAAGTACTGAAATAGATTCAGAGTTAAATCAAAGGCTTGAGAAATTAGAGTCCGTTGAAAATGAAAGAGATATTGATAACCGAACTAATGTGTTGTCTAATCAGCTCGACAGTTTAGAGAATAAATATCCCGATATTCTTCAAGGTGAAAATTCTAATAATTTTTTAAGCTTTATGTATGACAATGAAATCACAGATATGGATGTTGCTTTTAGGATTTGGGCTTTTGATACAGTTCAATCAAAGCTAGGTAGTTATACTAAATTAGATGATAATCGTGCTAGAAATCAAGGGAAAGTCGTAGGTACATCCCCGGTTGGTGCTAAAGAGGTGCGAACACCTCAAAAGTATACAAACTGGAAAGATATAACTTTAGATGACCCAGAGATTAAAAAGTACTTTGAAAAATAAACCCCCCTTTATAAGGGGAAAGGAATGAAATAATGGCGAATACTAATTCGTTGTCAGCACTTACTCGTGAGAAATTCATTCCAGTATTAGTTGATAATATTTATA